CGCCGGAAGGTAGGTTGTATGTGGTATACAATGCCTAGCCGGAACGATCTGTTAGCGCATTGGCCCGGGACCGTGTTGTTTCTTTCTCCCAATGGACCGTTTCCGTACTGATCCGGGCGCGGAATACGGCTTGACTTGGAAAATCCTCCTATCGATAGGACGAAATGCCTGGCCGTGGGTACTCATAAGCGGAAGTGATAAATGGCAGGCTATTTATGAGCATACAGGTAACCACTTAGTTACTTTTTCCAACCCGCTTGACATCCCCTCGCCTCTCACCTATGCGCGCGCGCCGGTGCCTTCCTTATCGCGCCCAAACCGCCATGCGCCCCCCGCATGCCAGCCATGCAATTTCAGCACTTCTATCCGCCCCGCCCCGGGGTTAGCTTTCATCCAACGGCGCAAGGCAATCCCGCCCCGCCCCACTGCATAAGGTTCCGCCCTATGTCCCGCCGATACTATCTTCTAGTCGGAAATCTTGGTTGTGTGTATGAAGGCACATGCCCTATTCAAGCCAATGCTGCATGGGGAGAATACAAGCGGCAAAGCATGTCAAACTACGGTCGCGCGGCCGGAGAGGACGTAACACTTTTCCGAAACGGCGAATTGATCCGCGAGTATGTCGGAACGCGCGACGAAACCTAACATTCCGGTTTCCGGGGGTGTTGCGCCCCCGGTTTCCCGAGTGTTAGTATCCCGCTAACCCCTCTGCATGGGAGCATATTCCTATGTCCATAGTTGGCCGCATTGTAGGCTGCGCGTCCGGCGGCGTGTGGTACGAACCGCCCGGTTACTATTGCGATTATGCAATCAATTCCGCGCGCCGCACATGGTTCCCCGACCGTGCCAAGGCGGAAGCCTACCGCGATGAAATGCGCGCCGCGCTTTCCTCACAAATTTTTAATTTGCAGCGCCAACTAGAAGCCGTCTAAGCTTCGCCTCGTTCGCAACCCTTAGCATAGGTGCTGTCCTATGTCCCAGACACTAGATTATTCCGGCTTGCGCCTTACGCCATGGGCGCGCGACATGGTCGCAGCCGATCCCGCATTCTTCGCCGAATGGCCTCGCGAATTGCTGCGCCTTGATGGCAACGCAAAGACCGTGAAAGGCCGCGACATCGGCTTCGTCACCGCCATTCTATACCTAATCCCGGCTGACGGCGCCACTGAAACAAACCTATGTGCGCTTGCCGCCTTGGCCAAATGCAAAGCGCCCTGCCTCGTATCGGCCGGTCGCGGCGCATTTGAATGCGTTGCCAAGGCGCGCTTGCGTAAGACACTCGCCTACCTTTCCGATCCCGCGCGCTTCATGCGCCAAATCCACGTGGAACTGGTCGCGTTGCGCCGCAAAGCCGCCAAGCTTCGCGCCATCCTGCTAGTCCGCTTGAACGGCACAAGCGACAACCGCTATGAATTAATCGGATTTGACAACCACGCCAATATCTTCGCGGCAAACCCCGACGTACAATTCTACGATTACACAAAGCTTGCCAATCGCAAGAGCATTCCATCCAACTATGATCTAACCTTTAGTTACTCGGGCGTATCCCAATTCGCGCCCCACGTATCGCGTGCCATCGCGGCCGGAATGCGTATCGCCGTGGTATTCCGCAAGCGCACCACGGTCGACGCCATGCTTCGCGACAACGCAAGCTTCATTGGCTTGCCGCTTGTCGACGGTGACGACAACGACGTACGCCACATAGATCCGCCGGGTGTGGTTGTCGCGCTCTACGCCAAAGGCAAGGCGCGTTCTGATCAATCCGGCTTTGTCGTCGACTAATCCCGCAACGCAACAAAGGAACCGATTCCATGTTGTCCATGTACGAAGCCTGCTACGCAATTGTCACAAACCGCCACGAAAAGGCGCTCAACTACGCCGTGCAATACGCCTATGCAGGCATGCACATGACCGGCGCGGATGCCCGCGTGCAAGCCCTGTATATCCTGAATAACATGTCGCGCTGGCGCGGTCCCACGGCCAAGCTCGTGCGCGAAAGCCTTAAAGCCATTGCGAAGTGAGAGGAACAGCAGCCATGCAATTCCGTCCCATCTTGCCCATTGCCGCCATCCACACGGAGGAACCGCAGCCCGGCCAATGGTTCCGGCGCCCTGACGGCACGCTTGCTCAATTTGTGGGCACGCGGCGCTGTCCCTCTGGCCGCATCGCCTTCCATTTCTGCGATGTGAAGCCGGGCGAAACCTTCACGGAGCGCACGCAACGCTTTGCCCGCGCCCGCTGGCACCTTGTCTATCGCCATCTTGGGGTAGAGCAACTGGTGAAGCGCGCCCCTGCAAGCGTAGATGACGCACGCCTTGGCGCCTACGCCCGCGCCGCCGTAGCCTGAGAGGAACCGCAACCATGCGCCCCTGTCCTACTGACGACGCATCAGAAGCCATGCGCAGCGCCCACCACGCCGCAGAGCAGGTTGAAATGCTGCTCGATAGGTACTGGGGCGATGCCGGCGACGATGCTTGGATGGTTGATCAATGGCGGGACACGCTTGAAAAGCTGGCCTCCGAAATCAGAAGCCACATCGGCGAACCAAAGGAACGCTTGCCCGGAGGGGGCCTTGTCTCCCCCTCCTACTTGAAGCTCTACCAGAAATAGGAAGGCCCGACATGGATAGTATACGATCCGCCAGGCCGTGGCGGCAATGCGGACGCATGTCCTGCGCTTGACCCTACGGGGTGGATCGTCTAGCTTACTGTCGCCAACATAGGAGATACGCCCATGCGTATTCTGATTGCCTGTGAGTATAGCGGCACCGTCCGCGATGCGTTCCGCGCCCGAGGCCATGACGCCATGTCATGCGACCTCCTGCCCACAGAACGCCCCGGCCCCCACTATCGGGGGGATGTGTTCGATATCATCGGCGATGGCTGGGATATGATGATTGCCCATCCGCCATGCACGCACCTCGCAGTGTCGGGCGCCCGCTGGTGGAAGGACAAGCGCGAACAGCAGGCCGAGGCACTGGGCTTTGTGCGCGCTCTCATGGCTGCGCCTATCCCTCGCATCGCAATCGAAAACCCCATCTCCATCATCAGCACGGCCATCCGCAAGCCGGATCAGATCGTGCAGCCGTGGCAGTTTGGGCACGGGGAGACCAAGGCCACATGCCTGTGGCTGCAAGGCTTGCCGAAACTGGTGCCGACCGCTATCGTGGACGGGCGCGAAGCCCGCATCCATAAGATGTCGCCCAGCCCCGACCGCTGGAAGGAACGAAGCCGCACCTATCAGGGCATCGCCGACGCAATGGCTGCCCAGTGGGGCTGAAGAACGGAAGGAGAACACTGTCATGACTGTTGCCAAGAAGCCTCGCGTGAGGAAGCCCAAGCTCAAGGTGCCGAAGCCGGTGCCCCCGAAGCCGGGCGAGACCCTGCACCTGAAGCTGCTCGACGAGGTGTGGGTGCTGCAATGGAAGGTAAGGGCTGCCCGCTTGGAAGTGGAGCGCCGCCGCCAAGCCACGGCCGAGCAGCCGCTGGGCACCCGCTACGCGTGGACCCGGACCGTTCAGCAGATGGAGCATGACGTGCTGCGGCTGGAGCGGGAGGTGAGCCGACGCGCCGGTGAGGTTGAGCGGATGGGCGAGGCACTCTCACGCCCTTTCTCACGCCTCCGGGCCGGCTAAGTACTTGAAAACAAAGGAGATTCTTGCGCCGGTGAGGAAGTGAGCGCCCGTGTCAGGTTCTTTCTATATCTTTCTTTCTCAAAAGGGAAAGATGGGCGCTCACCATTCTCACTTCCTCACCTTTAGGCTCAAGCCCTTGATATTGCTCGGCTTTCTGGGTGAGAATCCCCGGTGAGAAAAGTTGAGGCCGCCCCGAAATACCCCTTGACACAGGGACGGAAGGCGGCCAGTCTACCATGAGACTACAGAGTAAAGCACGTCACGCTGGAAATCAACCGAGAGGACAGAACGATGGACCGTGATCCGCAGGAAACACTACAGGAAGTGGCCGCAGAAATGGGCTGGGATACAGCTTCCATGCTGCTCGTTTGTTTGAGCTTCATCACGGCGCAAGGCCCGATCCCCCGGCATGCCTTCGCTGCCTACCTCGACACGATCCGCGCCGAGGAACAGGCGTGGAATACCCTTGCCGCCAGCCATGAGGAAGCCTGACATGACACCGCAAGAAATCTTCGACACCGTGGCCCGCCACCTGTTCACGCAGGGCGAACGTTCGGCCAAACCTGTCCTCGATGACGATGGTGAGGAGATTGACACGGAATGCCTGTATCGGGGGCTGGATGGTCGGTCCTGTGCGATTGGTGCGCTGCTGCCGGACGCCGCTTACAGAAAAGACATGGAAGGTCAGGGCGCCACCCAACTGTGCCGGCAGTGGAGCGATGTGCTGCCTGCGTGGATGCCTGCCAACGTGGATTTGCTCGAAGATTTGCAAATCATCCATGATCGTGCAGTCCATTGGAAAGATGACGCCGCAATGAAGTTTGCGTTAGCTTTGCTGGCTGATCGCACGGGGCTTGACAAGTCCATCCTCGACACGCTTTCCTTCAACCGCGTCGAAGCCTGACGCACCAGAACAGGAGCTAAGTCATGATCCGCAAGCACATGATCGTTGAGATTGTCAGCTACCCGCACAACCGACCTTATCACGCAAGTTACCAGACGGTGCGTGGCCGCAAGGTGGCGAACATGGTTTCCAACTGGCCGCATCAGATCAACCGCCTGTACCACGGGTGGGTGTTCGAGTTGCGCCAGCTTGCCCCGGTGGTTGCCATTGACTTCCGTCTCACCAGCGATCTCGGTGTATGGGAAGGGCGCATCCCCCGTAAAGATATGCCCTCTGCGTATGTCAGCTTTGCGTCCACCGCGCATGGCGAACTCAAGGCGACCGGCAAGTATGCCCGCTTCTTCAGCAAGGTCGCGTGACATGGAAGGTATCGTGACCTACCTGATCGTCGAGGTTGCACTGGCTGGGTTGCTGGTGCTGGCCCTTCTCAAGTTGGGAGAGTGACATGACACCGCGTCCGTTCTTCTGGGTGCCCCGTATCAAGCGGGGTGCCTTGGGCTGGGTCTATCTGCGCTGGGGCCGCAAGCTCTGGCGCCTGTGGTGAGGAGGCTGACATGCCGCGCCTGAAGAAAGCCGACCAGAACACCATCCTCGAATGGCAGTACGATCCGTTCCGCACCCTCAAGTCGGAGATCGAGGCCCTGCTGGTGGACATCCACGAGGATCACCGCCGCCTGTCCAGCAAGGGCACGCCCCTTGACTACCGGGTGACGGTCGCCAAGCAGGCCGCCGTTGCGCGCCACCTGCTGAACACGATCCGCGCGTGCAATGCCAGCACCTTTCGGAAGGACATCCTGTGATGGGCACATGCACGCAACTCTTGCAGGTGTCGTTTCCCCTGCGGCTGCATGACGGGACCGAGCATGACGTGACTGGCACAGCCCTCGCTGTCTGGCGGGAGTTCCGCGAGATCGACGAGACGCTAGCCGCACTTGAACAGGTGGTGCTTGTGAGCGCCGAGGTGGATGGCGTCGAGCTATCAGACGACCAGCTTCGCGTCTTCCAAGCTACCTATGGACCCGTGTATTCGGAGGCACTCGAATGGATTGCGCTGTCAACACTGGAAGCCCACGTCTCCACCATCCACTAAAGCCAGGCATGCGTATACGAAAGACGTATCTTGGTTGCGTGCTGGTGCGGCAGCTTGACGGCACCGTAAAAGTATGGGCACCTGTGCATGGGAGGGGTGGTCCTCCCCAGTGGGAGCTTCTCAAAGTCTCTTCGAGTATGAAGTCGGCGCACAATTTTGTGCATAACACCCGATCCAGAAAGGCATAAACATATGTTGATGACGCGAGAGCATGAGACTGTGGAGGCCGGCGGCCTTGGCCACGGCGGCGCGTTCACCATTGCCGCTTCGACCAAAGCCTTCGAAGTCCTGTCGTCCAACCTCTACCAGAACAAGACCCTTGCGGTGATCCGCGAGATCACTTGCAATGCGGTTGACGCACACACGGTGGCGGGCCTGCCCATCCGGGACATCAAGGTCCACCTGCCCACTTGGACGGAACCCTACTTCTCGGTGCGGGATTACGGCTCCGGCATGTCCGAGACCGATGTCCTTTCCCTGTATACGACTTACTTCCGCTCGACCAAGGACCGGGACAACACGCAGATCGGCGGCTTTGGTCTCGGTTCCAAGTCACCCTTCGCCGTGTGCGACCAGTTCACCGTGACCTCGTGGCACGGCGGGACCAAGTCCACCTACGTCTGCTACAAGCAGGACGGCACCCCTCGTGTGAACATCACGGGCAGCGTACCCTGCGGCAACGAGACCGGCATCGAGGTCCGCGTCCCCCAGTCTACAACCTCCGGCTCCATCCTCACATGGCAGGCCGAGGCCCGCTCTTTGTTCCGCTGGTGGGCTGACCTCCCCGAATGCAACGTTGCCGTCCTCGCTGATGATGGGCTGTTTATGCCCGACAACGTGATGTTGCAATCCGATCGGCACATTGATGACGTGCCCGAGTGGACCGTCTTCAAGTCCGGCACATACAACACCATCATCATGGGCAACGTGCCCTACACGCTGAACGAAGGTGCGCTGAAGGACGTGCCACCTACTGTTGTGGCCCTGCTTCAGAAGGTGCGCGTCGCTATCCGCGTGCCGATGGGCAGCGTCTCGATCAGCCCATCCCGTGAGACCCTGTCCTATGACACCCCGACCATCGCGTACCTCACGGCCAAGCTGAAGGATGTGATCCGGGACATCGTGGCCACCCTTGAGCGGGAGATTGCCAATGCCCCGAGCCTGGCCGAGGCCCGCCGTATGGTGCATAGCCGCGACCTTGGCACCTTGTCGTACCTGTTCATCCGCATGAAGGATGTCATCAAGCCCCGCTGGCAAGGCAAGCCTGCGTTTGAGCAGGTCATGCTTGACCTGAAGACCGGCTTCTCTACGCCTCCCACGGTCTTCGACTATGTACGCAAGAGCCATTGGTCTAACTTCCAGCGCGAGACCTACGATCCGGGCGAGCCGTTCGAGCATACCTTCCCCAAGTACGAAGGCTACATGCGCCTCGTGCTGTGGACCGAGAAGGTCACGAGCAAGACCTACGCCACCCTCAAGCACAACTACAAGGAAGGTGCGCGCCGCAGCGAGGTCCGGCTCCATGTCTTCACTGGCGTTCCGTATCAGGAGCTTGTGGACAAGTGCCTTGAGCTTGGCATCCCCAAGCCCATCAACATCGACACTGAACTGGAGGCCCCGCCCAAGGGTGCCGCCGACTCGACGCGCCTGCCTGCCACCCAGCACTATGAGATTGTTGTCGACCGGGGGAGGTACTCGTTCGGCATATGCAAGGAAGCGCTGGACCTGAAGGACGGCGGCTTCTATGTGGCATTCTCTGAAGGCGAGCCGTTTGATAGTAAACCGTTGGTTGGGTATGCGCAGCTTCTGTGGACTGGCGTCGTCCAGCCGGTGCGCATTGTCGGCATCCCTCGCTCGAAGCTGGCGCCCGCCGGTAAGCTGATGAAGGCACTGACCATTAACGGTTGGCAGGAACTGTCTCCCGCTGCGATTCAAGCGATGGTCGACATGCCAAAGCTGTTGCGCATCGAACGGGAACTGATCCTCAGGAACCTGCATACGAATGACCTGTCGGAGCTTCGCCGCAAGCTGATTGTGGGCGGGCTGACTGATGCCGTTGCCGGCAAGATGTGGCCCGGCTTCGAGGATATCTACGAGGCCCTGCGCCCACATCTGGTTCTTTTTAGCGGCTCCCCTGACTACGGTGCCACGCAGCGACGGTACTCGTACGACACGCTGCACAAGGTGTTGTCCGATACGAAATACGGACAGCTTCAGAAAGTGCTTGCATCTGGCGATGCGTTGCGCCAAACTATCCAGGCTTTTTTGGCCCGGCACCCGCTGCTTGCCTACGTTCATGGTGCCGGCAAGCTTGACCTCAATGCCATTCGTGAATACGTCAACCGCTGATCCACAGGAGAGATCAATGATCCCCTTCATCCTCAAGTCTAACAGCGTCTCGCTGTTCCCGGCGGGCGGTGCGCCTGTCGTCATCGACGCCTCGCACATGAACTTCGCCGCCGTTGTCGATGCCATCAAGGCTGGCAACTTCGACGAGGCCCTCGAACTGGCGTCCGTCCAGACCTTCATGTCGAAGGTGTCGAACGGTGCGGTTGCGGTGGGCGCCGATGGCGTGACCTATCACGGCCAGCCCATCACCGGCTACCTCGCCGACAAGATGGTGGTCTTCTTCAACGAAGGTCTGCCTGTCGAACACTACTGCAAGTTCCTCGACAACCTTATGGCCAACCCGTCGATGGTCAGCCGCAACGAACTGTTCATGTTCCTCGAGGCTGCTGACTTGCCGATCACCCCGGACGGTTGCTTCCTCGCCTACAAGGCAGTGCGCGGCGACTTCAAGGACAAGCACTCCGGCAACTTCGACAACTCGCCCGGCCAGTCTCACACGATGCCCCGGCACGGCGTCAACGACGACCGCAACGTGACGTGCAGCTACGGCTTCCACGCTGCCGCCTATGAGTACGCGCGTAACTTCATGTCGTCGGGTGACCGGATGGTTGCGGTCAAGATCAACCCTGCCGATGTGGTCTCTGTGCCCAGCGACTACGCCAACCAGAAGCTGCGCTGCTGCCGCTACGAGGTGGCGTTCGAAGTGCCCGAGGCTGCTGACATCTTCAAGGGCCAGTCCTACTACGAGGAACGCCGCGATCCGGTCGATGACTTCCTTTACTGGGGCATCGAAGGTGGGATCGACAACAACTGATCCGCACGGGGGAGGGCTGCGGCTCTCCCCTTCCCAGCCCGGAGACATGAAGATGAGCGACGATGCGACTGATACACCTGCTGCTGTTCCTGTGGATAATCCTTCTGTTCTGACGCGTCTCACCCGCGCCCAGGTTTTCGCCCGCGACCCTGAAGAAACCACGCAGGAGGACATCGACTTCATCGTGGCAGAACTGCGCAAGATCAACGAGCGCAACCGCAAAGCCCGAAAGGACGACGAGGCTATCGCCGAGGCCACCACCAAGATGAAGAAGGCCAACGCCGCCACCCGCAAGAAGAAGGCTGGCCCCCTGCCCGCCGACATCCTCGACGCCAAGCTATGATCGACATTGTCCCACAACTGCGGGCTTTGGCTGCAAACGATCCGCATGCCGATCCCGCGTGGGCCGAGGCTGCTGCGGACGAGATCGAGTGGCTGCGGGGTGAACGCAACCGCCTGGCTGCCGATCTCGCCAAGGCCCATCTCGACATCGTCGTGTGGATCAAGAAGGCACAGGAGGCATACCGTGACTGACATCGTGGAGCGGCTGCGCGAGACCCTGAGCGGTGAAGATACCGACGAAGCCATGTGGCAGCGCATCGTGCGCGAGCGTCGGGAAGCCGCTGACGCAATCGTGGCGCTGCGGATCAAACTGCATCGGGAGCGCAGCAAAGTCGGCATGATGATGGCAGAACGGAGTGGCCAGCGATGACTGACATCGTGGAGCGGCTGCGGAACGTGTTTCCCATCGGTTGGGAAGGCGAGATGAGACACGAAGCCGCCGACGAGATCGAGCGGCTGCGGGCAGGGCTGCGGCAGATCGCCAGCGGCAATACCTGCATGGCTCTCACAACTCACCCGCCGATTTGCGCGAGAGCACACACTGCCCGCGCGCTGCTGACGGAGGGCAGGCGATGAAGTATACGAACAAGCACCGCATCCCCGAGGTGATGGTGCGCGTCCTGATCAACGACGAATACAGCAAGGGCGACGCCGATATCTCGGTGACGGGGCTACTGTCTCCGCCGCAGATGCGCCGCCTGTTGGAGAAGCATGACGACGAGATCGTCGTTGACGTGAGCGACCTCATCTATTCGTTGCAAGGCAAGTCGGTTCATCACATCGCCGAGGTCGCAGCCGGCGGTGACTACAACATGTTGACGGAGAAGTCGATCTACTCCCAATATCTGGGATGGAAGATCAAGGGGCAGTTCGACCACGTCCTGCTGGGCGAGGGCTTGCTGCTCGACTTCAAGACCTGCTCCTCCCACAAGGTATCCAACGGCGCCGTGCCCGAGGAGTGGGTGCAACAGACCAACATCTACAAGCGCCTGCTCCAAAAGGAAGTCGGCTTGACGATCTCCCAGATACAGGTGTGCGCCATCGTCAAGGACTACAGCAAGCACATGGCGCAGACCAAGCAGGGCTATCCGCCCGCGCCAATCTTTGTGCTTGACATCCCCGTGTGGGAGGACGATGCTATCGACGCTTTCATCGAGGAGCGTGTCCGACTGCACCAGCAAGAGGAGCCGCCGCCCTGTACCGACAAGGATCGTTGGGCACGGGACGAGAAGTGGGCTGTCATGAAACGGGGCAACGTGCGTGCCCTTCGTCTCTTTGACAACGCCTTCGAAGCGGAACAGTTTGCATCCACGTCGGCCGCCCTGTATGTAGAGCATCGGCCCGGCGAGCTTATTCGCTGCCAAGACTGGTGCCTTGCGGCGCCCTTCTGTCAGCAGTGGCAAGACGAGCCGCGCAACACGCGCAAGCAGAAGGTAGAGGAGATACTGTTCAATGCCAAAGTTTGAAGCAGCGGCGATCCCGCCTCGCATCCTGATCTGCGGCGAACCCGCATCCGGCAAGACCGGCGCTCTGGCGCAGCTTGCCAATGCCGGCTATCGCCTGCTGATCCATGACTTCGACAACAACAGCCGCGTCATCGGCTCCCACCTGAAGCCTGGCGCTGGCGACATCTACATCAACACCTATGCGGTGGCGAAGATCACCAACACCAACCTGTTTACTGGCACGTCCGTTGCCACGAAGCAGGCGGTCGACTCGATGCGCCAGTTCTGCAAGCTCCTCGAACATTGGAAGACGCCGACCGAGGACCTTGGTCCCATCCCCGATCTGACTGCGCGCGATGTCATCGTGATCGACAGTGGCACCTTCCTTGGTGAAATGCTGCTGCTCGCCGCGCACGAGGACCCCGAGACCAAGCGCGACCTGCGTTCCCTCTACAACGTGGCGGGCCGCTACTACGGCGCGATCCTCGATCACCTCACCGGCCCCAAGGTCGGCGCCTCTGTCATTGTGCTGACGCACGTCATGCAGACCGGCGAGAAGGACGACCAAGGCAAGATCGTGGGCAAGGCCCGCGACATTCCTGTCGGTGTCGGCGAGAAGTTCTCGAAGAAGATGCAGACTTACTTCTCTGACATCTGGCACCTCGAAGTCGGGCGTGATGGCAAGCGGTCTTTCAAGACGGCGGCCACCGACAAAGCATCCCTGCGCACCTCCGCGCCCAACCTGATCAAGCCTGTCGAGGACTTCGACCTCGCCTCCATGCTTGATCGCCTCACCGGGAGCAAGTAATATGAATCACCTCCTGCTTTTTATGACGTGCGATCCGCACCCCTTTAACTTCATTTACCTCAACGCTGGTTGTATCCACAGTGTTCGCCCCGCTCTTGGTGATCTAGACCGGGCCGTTATTATCTACGGCGGCGGGCATAGCGTTGTTGTGGATGACACGGCTGAAGACGTTGCCGCCAGACTTGGCATGACTTACGAGCCGGACCCCGATATGTGAGATTCCGGTAGACATGCGCTTGACGGGGCCGCACTGCCGGTATATATACTGCCCCGTCACCTCGTAGTGACAACATCATGGAGAAAGCAAGTGGCTGAACAGGACCTTTTCGATCAGGTGATCAAGGAAACCGCAACGGATCGTCCGGCTTTCCGGCAGGCTCCCCCGGGCGACTATCTCGTGACGGTGCAGTCCGTCAAGTTCGTCAAGGCGAACAACGGGCGACAGGGTATCGAGCTTGTCTACACCCTGATTGAGCCGATGCACAACGAAGACATGACTGGCGTTGCTCTTGCGAAGTGCCGCCTCAGTGACACCATGTGGATTTCTGAGAAGTCCATCGGCATTGTGCAGGAGCGCCTCGCTCGCATCTCCAAGGATGTGGTGGGCAACACGCTGCGCGACGTTGCTGATATCCTGCCGGGCAACGACGTGGTGGTGAACATCTCGCACGAGACGCAGAACCGTGACGGCACCGCGCTGAACACGCCGCGCCTCAAGGTCGAGCGTTACTACTCGGTCGACTGGTACATGAACAACAAGCGGGCCGCCTAAGGAGCCGGTCATTTCGTAGCTGGGGAGGGGTGGGCTTCGGCCTGCCCCTTTCCGCTGTCAGGGAGGTGCTTCTGTGATCCTCGAAGTCTTTCACACCGAGACCACCCCGGCCCACGATCTGCGCCAGCGCGTCATTGCAATCCTCGTCGCTGCCGGCGAACCCAGGCCCTTCACCATCGAGGATTTCCAAGCCAGCCTTAGCGTCAAGAAGGAGGCCAAGCCATGAGCTTTGTCGATCTGTTCTTCCTATTCGTGATCGTGATCCTGATCCTCTATGTGACGCTGGGGTGGGGCGATGACTGACGCCGAACGGAACATGCTGCTGGCCCTTGCAGATGCTGTCAGGGTCGGCGCCCACGTTTCCATCTATGACGGCGCTGCTGCCGACGCTCTGTCGCGGGCGCTGTTTCAGATGCGCAAAGCTAAAGAGGAGATCGAACGTGAAATGGAAGCTCGTCGCGCTAACGCTGCTGTTCTGCTTGCCGAGCTTGAAAGCCGAGGCGCAACTGGAGCGGCAGATGGAATGCCTAGCGCTGGCGGTGTATTGGGAGG